GGTGATCGCGCGGGGCCGATCATCTTCCGCGATCAAACTCGCTATTGTATTATAAACGCACGACTAATGACAAACGCTGCACAATACGTCATGCTTAATTTTGGGCATCACACACTGCGATGGCATCTCGCTCAGATCCGCGCTGGACGTTCTACAGCTGAGCAGATTGCTGGTTACTACCAGCCGAACCCAAAAGACCCAGAGCAGCGCACGATTGCCAAAGGGTTGACTGACCTGCTCAAAGCGAAAACTGAAGATCTTCCCGAAAGTCTCCGATGACACAGAGCGAATATGTTAAACACTCTGGTCTAACCAAAGGCCGAGTCTCTCAGTTGGTTTCAAAGGGCATGCCTTTGGACTCAGCGGAAGCCGCTGACGCTTGGCGTGGATCTGGAGCGCAAAGGAGGAAGGCTGCTATTGAAGCAAGCTATATCAGATCAGAGCCAATAGACGGACCTTATCGACCACCGGAAGCCGAAGAGAAGGTAGACCGCTCGCAGGTAGCCAATGACACTCCGCAGGGAGCGTATGAGCGACAGAAGGAGATTGAACGTGCTGCCTATGGTCTAGCTGTTGAAAGCCTCAGAGCGCGATCTCTGGATGCTGGCCGTATGGTCTCGGTTCATCTAACCGCAGCAAAGAATCTCATTAACTCAAAGCAAGACGTTTTGGATCTCGCTGAGCGTGAGCGCAAGCTGGTCTCCGGTGATTGGGTTAAGAAGGTTATGATGGACCATGATGGAGCGGTCGCACAGTTGCTGAAGTCGATGCCCAAACAGTTGGCTGGACGAATTGCACCACACGATCCCGAACACGCTGAGGCTGAACTGGAGCGTTGGGTCCAAGACGTTTGCCTTAAAACATTGCACCAGACTGACCCATGGAAATCCTGAACTGCCAGAAGCCGCGAGGGCTAGAAGCACTCCGTCAGAACAAGATCGCGCTCAAAGCCATTGAGCGTGACACCGTTCTCCGGTTTTTGCCAATCGCAGACGATAAGCCGTCGCGCATTGACGGGTTCATCTGGAACCAAAACTCTGGCGTAATTACCGGAAGTTATGAGGTGAAATCTCGGAATTACGGACTCGCAAAACTGGAATCAACCTTCAGCAACCAATGGATGATTTCATGGTCTAAGCTCCAAGCCGCTCTTGAGATTACGAAACACACTAAGTTGCCATTTTGGGGGGTGCTGCACTTGGAGCCAGACGGTATGGTGCTGATGGTTGAAATCTTCAACGAGAACGCAACTTGGGGTTGCAACGTGCAGTTGCGGGACAAGTTGATGGATGGAGTCAATGAGCGGATGGCGTTTCTCAACATGAGTGAGGCTCGAAAGCACCGGATCGAAGAATTGAATACGGAGTTGTTCTGATGCTTGATTTACAGCGCGAAATCCTAGAGTTCCGTCGTCAGATTTACCGTCCGTCTCCACGACAAACTGTGGTTGAGTGGAGCGAGTCAAACCTCACGTTGACACAACGGCAGACTGAGCATCCCGGTCCATTCTCCACGGCTGTTCGTCCATATTGCCGAGAACCGCTTGAGTGTTGGAAAGATCCCTCCGTTTCTGAGGTCACGTTGTGTTGGGGTTCCCAAACCAGCAAGACGACAACCCTAATGGCTGGTCTTGCGTGGGCTATCGACACAGAACCGAGTCCCGCGCTGTGGCTAATGCCATCAGAGAATCTGGCTCGCTCGTTCAGCAAATCTCGCTGGATGCCGCTTCTGGAAGACTGTCCCGCATTGGTTGCGCGGTTCCCTTCGGATGCGGACCAGATGACCAATCTAGAGCAGCAATTTGATCGATGCACCCTGACCTTTGTCGGTTCCAACTCACCGGCAAATCTAGCGTCCAGACCTGTTCGCATCTTGGTTGCGGATGAAGTGGACAAATTCGCTGAAGCCACCGCGAAAGAAGCTGATGCTTTGGACCTCGCAGAGCAGCGTCTCAAAGCGTTCAGCAGTTCCAAAGCGTTCTTCACCAGCACTCCGACAACCTCCGAAGGGAGAATCTGGCAGCGTTATCTTAGAGGAGACCAGCGACGGTATTACATCCCGTGTCCGCATTGCGCGGAATACATCAAGCTGGAGTGGAAGCAAGTCACTTGGGACAACGCCAAAACTGAGGATGGAAAACCGGATTGGCAGCGCATCCGGTCGTCAGCACATTACGTTTGCCAACTTTGTCAGGGTAAGATTTCGGATTCACATAAGGTAGCAGCGTTGAGACACGGGAAATGGATTCCAGAGAATCAAGCGAGCCTTCCAAGCGTCAGATCTTACCACTTGTCGTCTCTTTATTCACCGGATCGGAAATGCACTTGGGGACATCTAGCCGTCTCATTCTTGGAAGCCAAAAGCTCAATGATGGGGTTGCAGGGTTTCATCAACGGAATGTTGTCGGAACCGTGGGAAAACCAAGAGTCCCAACAAGAGCGAGTTGAGATTGTGTCTGATGCTGGACTACCAGAGGCTCGACGATATCTTACAGCGGACGTACAAGCCGCCGCTCCGTTTGTCTGGTGGGTATGCCGCGAGTGGAGCAAAGGTAATTCGCGTCTAGTCGCTGCTGGTCATGCAGACGATTTCGCTGCACTTCGACGGGTTCAACTTCAATACAACGTGCATGACATGGACGTTGGAGTCGATTCTGGCTTTAATACACAAGCCGTTTACGACGCTTGTGGCGGTTTCTCTTTAATAAGCAGCAACCCGATAACCTACCCATGCGGTCTCCGGTATCCACCAGAAGGAGGGCTGAGAAAGCCAATGCTTATTGGTTGGACGCCAATGAAGGGACGCGAGACCGGAGCGCGATTCACCTCCAAGACTGGCGCAATCCATCCATTTGGAATTACGACTTCAACGTCAATGCGGACTGATGCGGTCCAGCCTCTTCTGGTCTTCGATACTGAGCATATGCGGGAAGTGCTTCAGCGGCTCCGTAAAGGCTCCGAGAATCATCAATGGACCGTTTGCAGTCTACCCGCACCGCTTGAGGCTGAGGGAGCATTTGCAAGCGATTCTGATACATACTGGAAGCACTTGGATTCTCACGTTCTCAAGCCAACGGCTAACAGAGCGGGAAGAATCAAACACTTGTGGTTCAAGCGGAATACCCGTTGGCCCGATCATTTGCACGACTGTGAATTGATGCAATTGGCGATGGTGATGTTGTGGAACGATCTCGCATCTACTAATTCAGAAAATTCTAGTAGTTGACTTCACAGTTGGTCTGTGAATAGTCCGCCCAAGTGTTGACCTACACCGTAGCAACGAAGCGGAGTTATTTGCGTACTACCTACGCAAGCAAAGCCGCTTTGACATTGCTTGAGGCTTTGACTGCAAAGCTAACGGTTGCCGCAAACGCTATAGAGTCTGGTCAAGTTGTTCGCTCAACTTCTAGTTCTGACGTTTCCGTTGAGTTCGCTGAACCCGGTAAGGGTTCCGCTTCCGCTGGAGAGATGCTGGAAATGTGGGAGTCACTGCTGTCAGACTACGATCTTGCCGTGACCCTGTTGGCTGGAGACGGAATCACTAATCCGTCAGATCTCCAGATCTATAACAAGATGCTTGGGACCATTCTGGTTGCAGTCACTCGCTATTACGGTGATTTCACGCAGTTCCGTCGTGAAGCCACAACTCGGATGAGCTAATGGGAATCCTTCAAACCATTGCGAATAAGTTGTTTCCCGCTCCCGTTAATAAGTACGAGGGAGCCGGTCAGTCGTTGCGTCGTTCGTATCTTGATACGTCTTACACTTCGGCTCGATTTGATGTAACGAGTTCGACCCGTCAAGCGATTGTCCGTAAGTCCCGTTTCTTTGAACAGAATAACGCTGTTCTGAATAGATTGGGCGACTTGTTTGAGAGCTACACCGTTGGCTCCAGCTTCTCGGTTCAACCTGCTTCAAGCGATCCAGCTTGGAATCTCAAAGCCAAGAAGTGGTTCGATGTTTGGTCTCGTTATCCCGATATTGGTTCGCGTCAGTCTTTCGGAACCATGATGAGTCAAGCGGCTCGCGGTTGGTTCTTTGATGGTGAGAGCTTCATCCTTCTCACTAAAGGTGAAAGCGGAAAGCCAAGATTGCAGCTTATCGAAGCTCAATCCATTGCCACTCCTGCTGGAATGGAGTCAGACCAGACCGTGTTTGACGGTATCCGGTTTGATCCGCGCACTGGTCGCGCTGTTGCCTACTTTATTGGATCAGAGAAGACTCAGGGTAATCTTACTGACGTTCGCTCAATTGGTTCTGACTCGGTGGTTCACATTTACGAGCCGAATCGTCCCGGTCAGCTTAGGGGTCTTCCGTTTGTCTCTGCGGTTATCAATGATCTTCACGATCTCGACGACTTGCAAAAGCTTGAGATGGAAGCTTGCAAGTTAGGTGCTTCCGTCGCTCAGATCGTCAAAACCGTCTCCGGTGAGGTTCAAGCCTCCAGCCTTCGATCCGGTGGAATCTCGCAAACCACTCAGAACACTGCGGAGAACTATTACGAGCAGGTCTTTGGTTCGTCTGTTAAAGTACTGAAGAACGGTGATTCATTTGAACAGTTCGCAACGGAACGTCCCGGTGTAAATATGCGTGAGTACTGGCGTCAACTGACCGAAAAGGTCTGCGCTGGTGTTGGTATTCCTTACGTTCTTGTTTATCCCGAGTCCATGCAGGGAACTGTCTATCGCGGTGCGCTAGATATGTCTGCTGTGTGGTTTAAGTCTCGGCATCAAGTGATGTCGTCAGCGGCTCGGCGTATTTATGAATATGTCATGGAGTACGCTATCAAGAGCGATCCCGCTCTCAATGATGCTCCGTCTGATTGGTACGAGGTAGCGATTACCGCTCCGCGCTCTCCGAACGTTGATGTTGGTCGCAATTCTGCTGCACAATTGGCTGAGTTGGAAGCCGGTATTCTAACCTACGATGAGGTCTACGGTGCGCGTGGACTTGATTGGCGTTCTGCTTTAGAAGCAAAAGCTCAACAAGCTTTGTTTGTGCGTCAACTTGCTGACAAATACGCAGTTGATGTATCTGAGATTTCGGTGATTCAGAAAGAACGTCCTGCGGCTAGTGCTGCAACTGCTATTGACACACAAGACGTTCAGTCTAACGATCCGTCTCCAGTTGCTCCGTCAGAAGGTGGATCGCAACCGCTTGTTGTAGAACAAACCGAAGTGACCGCTTTAGTCAAAAAGCAACGTAAGCCGCGAGCCAAGAAAACAGAATGAGCTTCACTAAGAAATCAGATTGGCTTTATTACGCTCCTGCGGCTTCCGCTGGCGAGACTGCGACCATTCAGATCTTTGACCAGATTGGCGAAGATTGGTTTGGTGGTAACGGTCTATCTGGCAAGCAATTCTCTGACGTTCTTGCTGAAGTTGGCAATGGTCCGCTGCTTGTAGAGATCAACTCTCCCGGTGGTAACGTTTGGGATGGATTGTCCATCTACAACCAATTGCGCGGTCGCAAAGCTCCGGTGACTACCCGAGTGGTTGGCATTGCTGCTTCCATTGCTTCCATCATTGCTCTGGCTGGAGATAAAGTAGAGATGGCTGATGCCGCTCTAATGATGATCCACGATCCGTCCGGTATGGCTTCTGGTACTTCAGAAGATATGCGGAAAATGGCTGATGCTCTGGATCAACACGCTGAAGTGTTGGTTGGAGTGTACGCCAAGAAGACCGGCAAATCACCAGAGTCAATCCGCGCTGCGATGAAGGCGGAGACTTGGTTTACAACCGCTGAAGCAATTCAGTTTGGCTTGGTAGACAAACCGATCAAACAGCTTGCGATGGCCGCAAAATGGCATCCTCGCGCTGTTACCAAGACCGCTCCTCCTACGGTTAAAAATAATCTTGAGCGTGGAATCAAGCAGTATGAGGAAGGTCTCGGAGGTGATGGTCTTGAAGAGGCTACCGTCATTGACGCTCGCAACCTTCTAAAGGGTGAAGAGCCGAGTCCTCAAAAGATTAAGAAAGCGGTCGCTTGGTGGGCTAGAAATGAACGCTTCTTGGAAGCTGAGCCTAACACTCCCGCTGATGTTGCAGCCAACCTTTGGGGTGGTGCTGCTGGACGCGATTGGTTCACCGCTCTTGCTGTCCAATTGGACCAAGAGCAGGAACTCAGCGAGACCGAAAACAATATTTCTGCGGATAGCAATAACGCTGTCAGCGAAAATGGCAAAGTTTCTTTGCCGCAACCAACACAACAACCCGACACAAATATGTCCGATAGCACTACTGTGACGGCTGCGGCTGCTCCTGCCGCTTCCGTTGATCTGTCCGCGATTCTTGCGAAGCTTACCTCTTTGGAGGCTTCCATGAAGTCTCCTGCCGCTGCTCCTGCTCCTGAGCCGGTGCGTCCCGTGATTCAGAATCTCGGCAACCCGTTGCTGGAGCAGCACAAAGCGTTTAAGGCTGGTGCTGATCGTCGCAAGTGGCTGATTGAGAACCACAGCGAGTTGATCCGCCAGAACCAGATCCACGCTCCGCAGAATACCAACACGTTCACCTCGACGCTGGTGGTGGATTACCTTGCTGATGCTGTCATTACCATTGCCACCAACAAGCTGGCGATGCTCGACGGTTTCAGCCGCAACGTGGGTCTGGATAACCTCCGTCCCCGCGCTACGGTTCGCGTGAAGCGTTTTACGACCGGTTCCGTTGCTCAAACCAACACCTCGAACTTCGAGACCAACGACGATTCGACGCTCGCTGCCACCACCGTCTCGGTCAATCAGATCACCAAGTCGTTCAGCTTGACCCAGCAGGAACTTAATCAGGGTTTCCAGTTGGCTGACCTCGCTCTTGGTTCCGCTGATCTCTTCGCCAACGGCATCTCTGATGTCGTGACCGCGCTGATGATCGCTGGCAACTACGACTCGCCGGTTACCATTGGAACCGCCGCTAACTTCGACACCTCGGACCTCCCCGCGATCTTGGCTTTGGCTAAGAACTACCGCAGCAAGAGCCTCATCTTGGATGGTGGACATCTCGCTCGCTTGCAGTTCTCCGGTGCTGCTAACTACTTCCCTGACGGTCGTCTGGCTTCTCTGGCTAACGGCAAGTTTGGCTTTGACCTGATCGCTGAGAACAACCGTTGGACCAGCGCGGTTGCTAACACCGTCGGCTTCGTCTGCGGTCCTGACGCTATTGCTATCGCTTCCGGTTTGCCGGTTGGAATGATCGCTGGCGAGTTCATTGAGCAGCGCGTTGTGACGACCTCTAACGGTCTGTCCGCGCTCTTGTCGGTCTGGTACAGCCGCTCTACTCGCAGCCACTACGCGAGTTACGATATCATGTTTGGTGCTGGTGTGGGCGATGCGACCCAAGCTGAAGTGCTTGTGACCGCTTAATCCTTAAGCATATGCGTCTAGCGACCACCATTGCAGTGGACAAGAACGGCAAGAGTAAGCTCGTTTCTGGTCCCGAAGTTGATGCGTCTCTCCAGCGCGACAACTTCAACACTGCGAACGTCCCCGAAGGAGGCAAGCTTGTCCTGTTCATTCAGGGAGCCTTAGCACCGAAAGTTCGTAAAGGTTAACCGTTAAAATTGGGGAGGTTGCTGGAAAGTTCCGGTGACCTCCCCTCTAACAAGATTTCAAAATGTCCGCATACCAGACCGATTTAGCAACGCAGGATTCAATGGGCCATCAGGGTTTTACTCTGGTCACCGGAACCTCAGCACAGACTGCGGGATACATCGCAATCCAGACCATCACCGCGACCGTGATCTCGTCTATTGCTGGCACTGGTGTTACCGGCACTTGGAGTGGAACCACAATTCCCGCTGGCATCACCATCGTGGGTAAGATCTCCAGCTTTACGCTGACCTCTGGTGCGGTCATCGCCTACTTCGCCCGAGCCACCACCTAATGACACTCGCGCTCTCACTGCAACTGTCTACGTCGGATGATGCCATTGAGGTGGCATATCCTGCTATGGACCGTTACCTGATGCAGGAGGACGCGACATCGTTTGTCCTTCAAGAGGACGGCACTTCTAAAATCGTTTTCTCACTCTCCACCGATTAATCCCTGACCTATGGCAGACTCTAAGATTACAGCCCTGACGAGCATCGGAACTTCCACCGATCCAGCAAACGATCCGTTGGTCATCGTGGACGTTTCAGATACGTCGATGGCCGCCACCGGAACGACCAAGAAGGTCACGCTGAACAACCTGCTCGCTTGTTCTCCCACCGCCACCCTCGCCAGCGCCACCATCACCGGCGATCTGACGGTGCGGACGAATCAGCTTGTTGTTAATTCGTCAGGATCGTTTGTCGGGAAAAGTGCTGGTGGTGTTGGAGTTGATGGAGTTCAGCTTCTTGCCAGTGGTTTTTCTGGATTCAGTGCATCGGCAACCACTGCATTGTTTGTAAATCGCAACACCAGCGACGGAACCGTTCTTCAGCTCGGAAGGTCCGGTGCTTCTGCTGCCGATTTGGGAGCGATTGCTGGCGGTGGTTTAACCGTAGGGTTGGGTGGCAGCGAATGGATGCGTGTCAACTCCACG